TCAACATATAAGGATAATCCATTCATAGCACAAGCATTTATTGAAGAAGTTAATGCCACGAGAGCTAAGAATCCGAAACGTGCTGAGTGGGAGTATGACGGCAAAGCTATTGGTTCAGGAGTTGTTCCGTTTGATAATTTACGAGTAATAAAAGGTTGTATTACAGACGAGATGGTAGCTAACTTTGATAATATCAGAAACGGTCTTGACTTCGGTTATGCTACTGATCCGTTAGCGTTCGTTCGATGGCATTATGATAAAAAGAAAAATGGTATCTATGCTATTGATGAGATATACGGTGTGAAAATTAGTAATAGGGAATTAGCTAAAAAACTACATGAAAAGGGCTATCAAAATGATGAAATTTTTTCTGATTCTGCTGAGCCCAAAAGTAATGCAGAGTTAGTAAATGAGCATGGTATCAATCATATAAAAGGTGTTAAAAAAGGCCCGGATTCGGTTGAATATGGTGAGCAATGGCTAGATGACTTAGATTTTATTTGTATCGATCCATTGAGGACTCCAAATATAGCTAAGGAATTTGAAAACATTGATTATCAGACTGATAGAGATGGTAATCCTAAACCGAGACTAGAAGATAAAGACAATCATACAATTGATGCCACACGTTACGGATTTAACGAAGACATGTGGGCGAAGAAAAAAACTAAAATTAGTAAAAATCAAAGAAACAAAATAAAAAGAATGTTTTAAAAAAAGGAGTGTGAAGTATGGAAAATGAAGAAATCCAAAAAGTTAATGAATTTGAACATGGATCGGACATCAGCTATTCAAGTGATGTGAATGAAAATTTTGTTAGCTTTGGCGTAGAATCAAATATTCACTATAGATATAGTTCTGCAGAAGAATTGTTGGATAATACTGATGTTTTAGCAAAAATGATTGCGCACCATAATGAACACCAGGTTCCACGTCTACAGGTTTTGGATGATTATTATAAAGCAAAGAATACAAACATCATCAAAAATCGTCGCCGTAAGGAAAAAGAAAAAGCAGACCATAGAGCTGCTCATAATTTTGGAAAAGTTCTTGCAACGTTTGATGTTGGATACAATACAGGCAATCCATTAAAAGTTCAAATTAATAATAAAGCTAGTCAAGAGACCATTGATAATTTCAATCAAGATAATGACATTGACGGATTGAATGGAGAATTGTGGTTAGATATGGATAAATACGGCCGAGCTTATGAAATCATATATCGAGATGAAGATGACGTTGACTATGTTGATCTATGCAATGTTTTTGAAACGTTTGTTGTTTATGATACAACGGTCAAGCGTAGACCAATACTTGCTGTTCGTTATCCTAAAACTAAATTTACTATAGATGCAGACAAACAGTATATTCAACCGATAATTTACACAAAAGACAAAATCATTACTTACGCTGAAACGACTCTTGCTACGATTAAACTAAGTGATCCAAAAGAGGATTCTCATGATTACAAAGAAGTTCAGATAACTGAGTTTTCTCCTAATCGTTTTAGAATGGGATTGTATGAAGATATTTTATCTCAAATCGATTTGTATGATGCTGGACAGTCTGACACTGCTAATTACATGACGGACTTAAACGATGCGCTATTAGTGATTAGCGGAGACATTGAAGCAGCGGGTCTATCAACCGAAGATGCTATTAAGCAAAAAGAAGCGAACATTCTTTTACTTGAATCTGGCACAGATATCAATGGTAACAAGACCTCAGTGAATGCTAGCTACATCTATAAACAATACGATGTAAACGGCGTTGAAGCCTACAAAGAACGAGTGAGAAAAGGGATACATGAAATATCTATGATTCCAGATTTAACAGATACAAATTTTTCTGGTGTTCAATCAGGAGAAGCAATGAAGTATAAAATGTTTGGATTCAATCAAATGACGGCAGTAAAGCAAAGACTATTTAAAAAAAGTCTTGTGCGGCGCTATCGTCTTTTATTTAATCTAAAATCAAGTGTTTCTGAGATTGATAACTCCGATTTAAAAGGATTGCGAATTATCTTTACTCCTAATCTTCCGAAAGCAATTCTAGAAGAATTAAAAACATTGATTGACTCTGGAGCTGAGTTAAGCCAAGAAACAATTTTAGGTCTAGCTTCGTTTGTTGATGATGTTCAAGCTGAATTAGAACGTGTAAAAAATGAAAATAAACCATTAGATATTACTGATGAAGAAGTAGCCAAAACGAAAGTGAATCAGGTAAAATTTTTAGCTAAACAATCGGAAAAGGAAACCGAGGAGGAATGATTGAATGTCCTACTTGAAAAATCGTGAAGAATCTTGGATCAAAGAACAGATGAAGCTAGATCGCGATAGAGAAAAAGAAATTGTTCAACAGCTTCAAAATGCTATTGATGCGATTCAAACCGAAATTGAAGCTAACTGGGATAGATTTTCCAATGGCCAAAAGATTACGATTAGCGAAGCAAGAAAAATGGCTAATAAGATGGACGTAAAACGCTTTGAGAGAAAAGCGAAGGAGTATGTAAAAAATAAAGACTTTAGTCCACAGGCCAATAAAGAATTGAAAATCTATAACTTAGTAATGCGAGTGTCTAGATTAGAGCTATTAAAGTCTCAAATTGGCTTAGAACTAATCACGTTGTTTGATGAGCTAGATAAGTGGGGATATTCTCAGTTATCTGAATCAGCAAAAGATGAGTATTTAAGACAGGCGGGAATACTAGGCGAAACCGTTAAAGAAAATTATTCGTCTAAGGTTAGAAAAATTGTTAATGCATCATTCAAATCAAGTGAATTCCCTTCGTTTAGTGATAACATTTGGCAAAATTTTGTTGAAATGAAAGCTGATTTAGAAAAAATAATCACTCAGGCAATCACTCAAGGTAAAAATCCAAGAGCAGTAGCAAAAGAGATGGCAAAATTTTTAAAGCCTAACCAATTAAATATAAGATACAAGCTAAATAGGCTAATGATGACTGAAATATCTGGTGTTCAAACAGATATTCAAAAGCAAAGTTACTTGGATGCAGATATCGAAGAATATGATTACATTGCAGAACCGTTTGCCTGTGAAATATGTAAAAAAGTAGCTAAGGGTAGTCCTTATAAAGTACTAAAGATGAAAAAAAGAATTAATGCTCCTTATATGCATCCTCATTGTAAGTGCTCTACTGTCCCTAAAGTTAGTGAGGATTATGAGAAGTCGCTGAAAGAAAGAGGTTTGTAAATGGATAATCTATATAAATGCAATCAATGTCATAAACACACTCCTTTAATTAGAAAATCTGAAAATATCACGAAGGATGTCGAACACCATTATGCTGAATGTGCAAATTGTGGATATAAAGCGACAATTATGTATATGAATACCGAAATCAAGTTATTAATGTATGAACAAAGAAAAACAAAATTTGGTACAAAAAAGAAAGGTAAATTGACAGAAAAGCTAAACAGATTAATTTCTGAATTAAGAAAAGAAGTCGAAGAATCACTTTAAAATTATGACAGAAAGGTGTGATTCTATGAATGACGATCCTTATGATTATTTAGATGCTGATTATGAAGAATATTTAAGAAAAGAGGGTGAAATGGTGGATTCACAAGAATTTATTGATAAATGTAAAGAAATTGTTTCAAATTATGCAAACAAACACTTGGATAAATCAGATCAAAAAGAAATTACCAAAAAAGATGTCTTTGTAGTTTGGAGTTGTAAAACATTGCAAAATAACAAAGCGCTATTAAGCACTACTTTACTTGATGGTATGTATTATGAATTAACATTAAACGGCGATAAGCAAGAGATTTATTTTGATGCATACAAAAAATGGGAAAATAATGCGATTAAAGTCTAACAAACGTTAGGCTTTTTATATTGCCTTCTTACTGCTTACAGGCACTAAAGAGAAAGCTGTTTCGATTGATAGGCGTAACTTATCAAATATATCGGGTAGCGGCGTAACCGTGGAGGATAATCATGAAAACAAAAAAACTATTATTGCCAATGCATTTACAATTCTTTGCTGATAATCCAGATACTGGCGCTGGGGATACGGACCAACCGGCCGGAGGTCAAGAGCAAACACCGCCAGGAGATGGCGGCAAAGATAAAGGTAATGAAAAAACGTTTTCTCGTGGTGAAGTGGCAAAAATGATCGCTGCTGAAGTATCAAAAACAAAAGAAGCTTGGGAAAAAGAGCAACAAGAAAAACAAGCAGAAGCAGAAAAACTGGCAAAAATGAATGCTCAGGAAAAAGCTGAACATGAAAAGAAACAGCTAGAAGCAAAAATTGCGGAATTGGAACGTAGTCAAGCATTAGTTTCCATGTCAAAGGAAGCTTCTAAAATGCTTTCAGAGGCTAGTTTGCCGCATGACGATGATTTGCTAGGATTGATTGTTTCAGATGATGCGGAAGCCACAAAAAAAGCTGTCGCTATTGTTACGAACTATGTATCAATGATTAAGAAAGAAAATGCTCGCCAAAAAACACCAGGTGAGGGCGGACAATTTTCAACTGATAAAAAAGAAACCGAATCAGTTGCAGCTCTTGCAGCAAGCACACGAATTGTAAAATAGGAGGAAATATAAATGAAGAAAAAACAATTAATGAAAATGGATATTCAAATGTTTGCTCAAACATGGAATCCAGACAACGTCACAGTATTAGAGAAAAAAGATGGAACAATTCCAGATAAGTACAACACTTTAATTTTAAAAGATGTGATGGAAAATTCTAAGTTAATGCAGTTGGCTAAATATGAAGAAATGGACGGCAAAGAAAAGAAATTCGAATACTTTGCAGAAGGTCCTGGGGCGTACTGGGTTGGTGAAGGCGAAAAGATTAAAACGTCTAAACCTAAATGGTTAAACGTAACGATGACTGCGAAAAAAATTGGTGTTATTATCCCAGTTTCTCGGGAATATTTAACTTATAAGATGTCTGATTTCTTTACTCAAATGCAACCAAAAATCGCAGAAGCATTTTATAAGAAAATTGATGCGGCTACTATCCTTGATAAAGAAAATCCATTCTCTCAATCTATTGAAAAATCTGTCATTGCAGCTAGTAATGTAATTGAGGGCGACTTGACATATGACAACATTTTAGCATTAGAGGATTTGCTTGGAGAAGGTGAATACGATCCGAATGCTTTCATTTCTAATCGTAAGAATCGTACAGTGTTACGTGAAGCAAGTAAAAAAATTGGTGACACAACTCAATTTATTTATGATCGTGTCAGCAATACTATTGATGGACTACCTGTAGCAGATCTAAAATCTATGGATAAAGGAAACCTTTATACTGGTGATTTTGATTACTTGCGCTATGGTATCCCATTTAACATTAATTTCAAAATTTCAGAAGAAGCTCAATTATCTACTTTAACGAATGAAGACGGTACGCCTGTCAACTTGTACGAACAAGAATTGGTTGCTTTACGAGCTACAATGGATATTGGTTTCATGGTCATCAAAGATGAAGCATTTGCTAAGATTCAACCAAAAGCTGCGGGGGAGTAACTAGCCCTGTTGTTGGAAAAGTAACACCGACAACAAATGGGGCGACAATCGAACTAACTTAGGTGGTGTTTAGATGTCAAAGATAGCAAATGATGTAAAAAAATTATTAAATGGTAGTCTTGATGAAAAATTAGAAATCATTGAAAGACGTACAAAAGATCGGCTTCAAAATATATTGAATGTCACTGAGTTACCAAAAAGCTTTGATTCAGTTGTATATGAAGTAACTTTAAAACGATTTAATCGTATTGGCCAAGAAGGAATGCAATCTTATTCTCAAGAAGGTTTATCTATGGCATTTCCAGACTCTGATTTTTCTGAATATCAAGATGAGATTGAAGAGTATAAGAACAAGGAAATAGAAGAACTTTATAAGCCTAAACGTGGGAGGTTTACATTTTCATGAGATATTTAGATGAAATTACCTTTGTAAAAAAATCTTCAGAATCGCATTATGATCCAAATTCAGGTGAATGGATTGAAGAAGAACCCTTTAGAAAAACTGCTGATGTCAATGCAACTGACATTGGTACAGATCGTTCTATTACTATTTTCGGAAGCATTAAAGAAGGGGCTAAGGTCATTAGGACACAGCCCCTTTTTGTTATTCCAGAATTTGATTACATTGAGTTTGAGGGTAAAACTTGGGAAGTTATTACAAGTAGAGTTCCTGCATTAAGAAATAGCTTGATTATTCAGGAAGTGATTATTGATGGCAAGAAGTCAAGTAAGAATTAATGGACTAGCTGGAATTTCTAAAAAACTAAAGAGAAATGTTCAACTTGATGATGTGAAAAAAGTTGTTAGAAATAACACAGCAGAATTAACCGCTAATATGCAAGCTGAAGCCGAAAAGGTGTTAACTGGACACTGGGAAGGTAAAAAGTTTGTTAAACCTACAGGGGCAACAAAAAGAAGTATCGTTATGAGGCTTTCGAACAATGGTTTTTCTGGGCATACAGGACCAGGAACAGAATACGCACCGTATTTAATAAACGGTACGAGATTTATGGTGAAACGTGATTTCTTTTTACCACCGCTGAAACAACAAAAAGTGAAATTTAGAACGGACTTGGAAAGGTTGATGAAATGATTAAAACAAGAGATCAATCAATCTTCGATGAAGTGTATAAGAAGTGTCAATCACTGGGTTATGAAACCTACGATTATAAACCTATGAATGATGTAGGTTATCCATTTGTCGAATTAGAAGATACTCAGACACTGCACCAAGCCAATAAAACTGATATTAAAGGTTCGGTTACATTGAATCTATCTGTATGGGGATTGGCAAAAAAACGTAAACAAATATCGGATATGGCTTCAGCAATTTTTGCTGAGGCTCTATCTATTTCTGAAACGGAAGGTTATTATTGGTCGCTTAATATTCAATCAAGCGGTATTCGGGTAGTAGATGACATTTCGACTAACACACCATTGAAGCGGGCAATGATATCTTTAGAATTCAAAATACTATAGAGAGAAGGAATATAAATGGCTAATGAAGCAAAAGTAGCGGCTAAAGGTATTGATATTATTTTACTTTTCCGTTTGTTAAAAAAATCAAAAGAGGAAGCAGCATGGAAATTAGCTTTCCAGACAGAACATGAAAATACAAAAACAAAAGATAGTGACTCCGTGGCCACTAAAGATGGTCCGATTCGTATCCCAGGATCATTGGAAATTGATTTTTCAGCAACATCTATTTTATCAGTCGGTGATCCGTATGTTGATCAACTAGAAGAAGCTTTAGACAATGACGATATTATTGAAATTTGGGAAATCAACAAAGCAGAAAAAGGTACAGGAGATAATGCTGACAAGTACAAGGCAACCTATTACCAAGGATATGTAACATCATTTGGTAAATCGCCTAATGCTGAAGACACCGTAGAAGTTTCATTAGAATTTGGTATCAATGGTAAAGGCGCAAAAGGATTTGCAACATTAACTGCTGATCAAGAAGAAGTAGTTCAATATGTCTTCAAAGATACGACTATTGAAACAGCTGATCCGGGAAAGTAGATAGCCCTTCTGTGGGAAGTGTAACTCCTACAGTCGATGGGGCTTCTATTGAATTAAGCTAAGAAAGGAAAATAAATATGGTGGATACTTTTAAAATTTATAAAGGCCAAACCGAAGTTGTTTCCGGCACATCACCTTTAACTATAACAGGAATGGGACCTAACACCTCTGTGCCAGTTGGTGAGTACCAAGTAACTCGTGTTGTTAATGGGAAAGAATCAGAGCGAGTAGATATTCCAGCTTTTAAAACATTGTCTATTGCTGTAACTGGCTTAGAGTTTTCTCCTAAAACATCAACAGCAGATGCGGGTACTGCAGGTAGCCGACAAATCACAGCAACTGTCTTGCCTGAAAATGCAACCAACAAAAAAGTAACCTATAAGATTACGCCTGAAACAGAAGGTCTTGCTGTCTCTGAAACAGGAAATATTACTTGGACAGAAGCGGTACCGGCTGGTGTTTATACCACAACAGGAACAACAGAGGATGGTAAAAAAACAGCTCAACACACCTTAACATTGAATAATCAAGCTTAAAATATAAATTTAGAGGGCAGCTTAGCGGCTGTCCTTTTCTTATGGAGGAAAAGACATGCAAATCGAAATTAAAGGAAAAAAATATAACTGTATTTTTGGAGTCAAGTTTATTCGTGAATTGGATAAGCAGCATGGGGTAGTTCGCAATGATGTAAATCTTGGGATGGGACTAACAACATCATTACCGCAGCTAGTAAGTGGAAATATCGTTGTTTTATCTGATGTACTTTACACAGCTACCATTACGGAAAAAAGTAGACCTTCTAAGGATGAAGTAGATGAGTTTGTTGAAACTGTTGATGATATTGAGGCGTTATTTGATGAAACGTTGAAAAACTTAGAAGAAAGCAATGCGGGAAAGTTAACGGTCAGAAATTTCAAGAAAGCTCTGATGGAGAACAAGTAAGAGAGGAACTAACCTCAGCTGAAGCTTATGAAAATATTCTTATTAATTGTTTTCGTTACCTAGAAATTACTGATTTATCAGAAATTGAACGAATGACTTTGTATGAATATGAAGTTAGGCTATTGGCGTTTCAGTTAAAAAGACTTGACCATGAAAGAGACCTCTATCTCCAAGCTTGGCTAAATAACCAAATCAAGGCGACTAAAGGTAAAAAATCTGAACCTTATTTCAAGGAATTCAATAAGTTTTTTAATTATGAAGAACAAGAAAAGTTAATTTTGGGTAAGTCATTAATTGATGAAAAGATTGATATAGGGGCAATTGATTTATTAAGAAAAGCAAATAAGTAGGAAAGGAGGAAAATGATGGAATCATATTCAGTCGAAGCAATACTTACTGCCACTGATAGAACGTTTAGTAGCACGATGAGTAGCGCTGAACGTTCTATGGCTGGTGTAAACAAGCAATCTGGTGAGCTAGGGGATGGATTGGATAAAAGCACCACTAAAGGGAATCAATTAGGCAAATCAATTCTTAGTATTGGAGCAGGTGTGGGTGCCGTAAAATTAGTGTCTACGGCCGTAAATATGGTTAAGGATTCTGTTGAAGGAGCTATTAACCGTTTTGATACGTTGAATAAATATCCTGTAGTTATGAAGGCTCTAGGTTACTCAACAGAAGATGTAGATAGATCAATGACTAAGTTAAGTGATGGAATTGATGGGCTTCCTACATCGTTAGATGAAATCGTATCAAATACGCAACAGTTAGCAATTTCAACTGGTAGCTTGAGTAAAGGAACTGACACAGCTATTGCATTAAATGATGCCTTTCTTGCTTCTGGAGCTTCAACTGCTGATGCAACTCGTGGTATGCAACAATATATTCAAATGCTCGGTAAGGGTGAAGTTGATATGCAGTCTTGGCGAACATTACAAGAAACAATGCCGATTGCGATGGATAAAGTTGCTAAGTCTTTCAAAGAACAAGGTGTAAACTCAGTTAACCAATTATACGATGCCTTAAAAGAAGGAGATATTACATTTAATGAGTTCAATAATCGTTTGATTGAGTTGGACAAAGGCGTAGGTGGTTTTGCGGATTTAGCCAAGAAAAACTCAAAAGGTATCAAGACCTCATGGGCAAATATTAAAACAGCCACCGTTAAAGGTGTAACTACAGTTATTAAATCATTTGATGAATTATCCAAAGCGGTGACAGGGAAAAATATTGCCGAAAATTTGGACTCTTTAAAAAATGTAGTGAATATAACTTTTAAGGCAATTGATGCAGCGATTCAATCAACTATCCCATTGATGAAACTATTCGGAAAAGCTATTACTTCGATAGGTACAGCTTTAACACCATTACTACCAACAATTGCCAGTTTTGCTGCCACCTTTACAGCGTTGAAAGTAATTCAGCAAGTGACAGGCTATATAAAACAATCTGAATTGGCAATCAAAGCTTATACAACCGCAATAAGTTTATACAATGGAATATCAAAACTGGCTACGTTATCTACAACAGCACTCGGAAGAGCATGGATGTTAAACTTAGCAGCCGATAAAGCCAATTCTGCAGCAATAGCAATAAAAACTGGTCTTTTAGTGGCGCAAAATACAATCGTTGGTGTTTTGACGGGAACAATTAGTTTAGCTACAGTAGCTACAACTGTTTTTAGTACCGCTATGAAATTGTTGATGGGCCCTATTGGTTGGGTAACAGCTGCAATAGGAGGGCTAGTAGCTGTAGGGGTAAACTTGTGGAAATGGTTAAATAAGGAAACTGAATCAACTAAGGCAGTTAAAAAAGAACAAGAAAACCTTATGAAAACTACAGATGACTTGATTAAAAAGAATCAAGAACATACCCAATCACGAAAAGATGAAGCTATTGAATTGAATAATACTAAAGAAAAATTCCAATCTATGATTTCTGAAATGGAAATGCTCTCTGCTAAAGAAAAATTAAGCAACAGCGAGAAAAAACGTATGGTGGAAATTGTTGAGGAATTGAACGGTAAAATGACAGGTTTAAACTTAGTTTATGACGATCAAAAAAATATTTTATCTGAAATGCCTGGAACAATTCAACAACAAGTTGATGCCTATAATGCTTTAGATGAAGCTTCTCAAGCTCAAGAAAACATTAATCAAATGTTAAAAGAACGAAATGATAATGAAGCGAAGCTGATGGAAATTAATGCCGCTAGAGAAAAATGGAATCAGACATTAAAAGAATCTGGCGGGAATACAAAAGAAGCTCGTGAAAATATTGAAAAGTTGGGCGAGCAAGAGCAAGTGTTAAAGGGCGTTCAACAAGAATTGACGAATGAAATTATAAATACAGCTAATGCCCATGAACAATCAATGCAGCGTGCAAGCCAAGCTGTGGAAAATGGTGTGTTAAATCAAACAGTTTCATACAATGCTTTAAGTGGTAAGACGAAAGAAACAATGGATGCAATGCGTTCAGAATATTCATCACTTGAAGAAAAAGTAGGGAGCGCCTTTGATGTTATCCAGCAAAAACAAGCTATTTCAGTTGATCAAATGGCTGAAAATTTACAAAAAAATCAAGAAGCTGTTAGCCAATGGAGCACTAACATTGCTGCGTTAGCACAGCGAGGGGTAGATGAAGGGCTTTTAGAGCAACTACGGAAAATGGGTCCTGAAGGTGCTGCTCAAGCGGCAGAATTAGTTAATTCTTCAGACGAACAATTACAACGCTTGAATGATGTCTATCGTAATACCGGTGAAACTTCCATGAATGCAATGAAAGAAGGTTATCAATTAGGCAAAAATGGTTTGAACGAGGAAATTCAAGCTCTTATACCAACTCAAAAAGAAACTTTGATGACTCAAATTAAGAATACAGACTTTAACAGCGTGGGTCTAAGTGTAACTGATGATTTTAAAGCAGGTATTGAAAATGGCCGTAGATCTGTTGAGGAAATGACAAAAGGAATTGTTCCTAAAGTCGGGGAAGATATGAAAGGTGAAGTACAGAAGGCAGATTTTTCAGGTATTGGTAAATCTATCCCGCAAGGTTTAGAAAAAGGGGTAGAGGCTAACAAACAATTACCTGTAAAAACATCTAATCAAATGATTGATGATGTTGTTTCTGGTGCCAGAAAAGGTTTAGATTCTCACTCTCCTTCTCGTGTATTTCACTCAATTGGTGAAGATGTTGATTCTGGATTATCAAACGGTATCGAACAAAACGCAATGAATCCTGTAAGAGCTGTTGAGTCTATTGTTGATAAAATAATTTCTGCAATGGATAAATTGCCATCAGAAATGAATTCTATCGGAGCAAATGCAATTGATGGATTGACTAATGGTATTAATGCTAATGCTAATAGCGCTTTAGCTGCAGCAAGAGGTGTGGCAGATCAAATTGTAAGTACAATGAAAAGTGCTATGGATATTCATTCTCCCTCACGTGTAATGCGTGATGAAGTAGGTAAAATGATTCCAGCAGGAGTAGCGGTTGGTATTGATAAATATTCAAACTTTGTAGAAAAATCTATGCAACGACTAAGTAAAAAGGTAGCCATGCCAGCGCTGGATAATTTAAATTCAAATCTGTCATTTAGTGGAGGATCACAAAGCTTAGCATTTGCTGGAGATGTATCTTCAAAATTCACTGTAGAGGTACCTGTTATTTTCGATAGTTCAGAGGTTGCAAGGGTTATTGCTAAACCAATGAGTAAAGAATTACAGAATCAACAAGATAAAAAGAATGTTTCTTTAGGAAGGAGGCGCTAAATGTTATACAACTTTATTGATGTAAATGAACAACAAACAAAAGCCTCTTTGCCTTCGGAAGCCATGAATTTTAATGGTTCCTTTTTAGAAGATTTAGTTCCAGGTTATAGAACATTATCTGTTGTTGGAAGAGAGTTAGCTCCCACTGAAATACAAAGCTACCAGTTGGGAATTCGTGATGGAATGCGACATGTTTATGCTCGTATTCCAGAAAGAGAATTAACGGTTAAATTCAAAGTTGAGGCTAACTCTAACGAAGCTTTTAGGGATTCTTTTAATAGACTAAATGTTGCTTTGTTCACAGAAAAAGATGTACAGATTTGGTTTAATGATGAACCAGAAATGCTTTGGTCAGGTAGCAAGTCAGACATTGATGCAGTTCCTGAAGGATTGAATCGTGTCGTTGGTACATTTACAATCTTGTTGAATAATCCATATAAATATACTCGAAGCGATGCTACTAGTGTTATGTGGGGTTCTACAGAAATAACGTTTCAGGCTAACTATCTTATGGGTAATACTGGATCAGGGGCTGTTGACTTACCAATTACGATTGAAGGCGGAGCATACTGGGGATCTACTATGATTACTTTTCAAAATCGTTCCTATTTAATGGGAGATAACGGTCAAGAAGTGAAGCCGATTGAAATATATCCAACTGTCGAAGGATTAAAAGTAAAACCGATTATTACTATAAAAGGCACTGGTAGAGGCGTGTGGATAAAAACTAGAAGCGATACTATTGATATTGGTGATTTTGATAAATCAGAAATAGTGATTGATACAGAACAGTTTAATATTACGAAAAATGGGAAGCCAATGATTCGTCCTATGAACGATTTTTATATTTATCCAAATGAGCCACTATACATCCAAGCGAAAGATAGTACTTTTAATCTAACTATTCGATATCCAAATCGTTTCTTATAGGAGGTGTTGCTAAAATATGTTGATGGCAATGGATTTAAAAAGAGAATATACGGCAGTTTTAGATAACGCCTATAATGTTGGATATGAAAAAATTGAAAACCAAATAGGTAACCTAGAATTTTCAATGCCGTTGGATGATCCTAAAAATGAATTTTTGCAAGAAATGTTATGGGTTGAACTAACAGATAATGAGAATGAATATATAGGGTTATACCGTGTTATGCCTTCAACCGTTCGCAAAGATGCTAGTAACAATTCGATCACGTATACGGCAAATGAAGCCTTGTGTACTTTGCTAGACACAGTTCTTTTTGGTTATCATGAACTAGTGAACCGAAAAACGATTGATGTTATTAACTATCTTTTGAATAAACAAAGGACAAAACACTGGGTTTTAAAAAAATGTGAATTCACTCGGTATTTTAGTTATGCATGGGAAAATGAAAATGGTCTCGCTGATGCCTTGTTTAGTATTCCTCAAGCATTTGATGAAGACTACATGTGGCAATGGAATACCAAAGTTTATCCATTCGAATTATCTTTAGTGAAGCCACCAAAAGAACCTGTTGCTCGTATTCAAGAAGGATATAACATGCAAGGGTTTGAGATTGAAAGAGATCCTAACAATTTAGTTAATCGAGTTTATCCTTTAGGTGCTGGTGAAGGCGTCAATCAGATAAATATTAAATCAGTAAATAAAAACATTCCTTATGTAGAAGATGCAAAGTCTATAAAAGAACATGGTTTAGTTGAATATGTTTGGGTAGACCAACGATTCACAGTTCCACAAGCTTTAAAAGACAATGCAATCAACATGTTAAAAAAATGGGCACAACCTAAAATTTCTTGGGATGTGACTGCGGCTGATTTATTGAAATTAACAGATGAACCTTTAAGCATTGATAAGTTAAGACAAGGAACTGTAATTATGATTAACACAGATGATTTTGGAAGTATAAATTTGCGTATTAAAAAAGAGTCAAAACAGGATGTGTTCGGCGCCCCACAAGATATTCAGCTAGAGCTTGGTAATTTATCTGACGATTTTACTACAACAATGTCTGATTTGAAACGTAAACAGGAAATAAATGAGACATACTCGCAAGGTGCAACGAATATTTTGAACTACAGTTATCAAGATAACTGCGAAAAGGCATACCCAGCAGAAATTGAATTCTTTTTAGATGATGATGTATTTCATGTAAACACTGTAGAACTGACTTTTAAAACTAAGCGTTATCGTGGTTATACAAAAGCCGTAAAAGGCGGGGGAGCTACAGTAAAAAGTACGTCAGCTGGTGGAGCTTCAACACAAACGAGTTCAGCTGGTGGCGGAAGTGTCGTTTCAAGTTCAGCTGGAGGAGGTTATTCTAGTGGATCCACCACAGGTGGTGGTGGAGGTAGTATTCAATCTAGTTCTGTAAATGGTCAAAGCTCACAAACAAGTTCAGCAGGTGGAGATCATAATCACCTAGTTGCATCTAATAATGGTAGCACTGAATCAAGTGCATTTTATCGAGAAATGGATGCGGGGTCAGGTATGAGATTTAGACTAATGTCGACTGCATCAACAGATTGGTACACAAAGACGAGCTCAGGTAATCATACTCATAATGTGACTACACCGGCACATTCCCACACAGTGAATACACCTAACCATAGTCACAATTTTAATATTTCTATACCAAACCATACTCACAGCATATCGGTTCCTAGCCATAGCCACCAAGTTAGAATACCGGCACATACGCACCAAATTACTTTGCCTGATCATAGCCATCCATTAGAATGGGGGATTTATGAGGCGCCAAGTAGCGCAACTAGTGTTGATATAGTTGTAGATGGTACCACCATTCCAATTCATGATACTAGCCAACAAAGACTAAACATTGTTAATTACCTTAGGAAAACTAGTGGAGGCAAGATCTCTAGAGGTAATCATACAATTAAGATAATACCTAACAAACTTGCACGAATCGAAGCGCAGGTTATTTGTCGTGTCTTTATACAATCGCAATTAGGAGGACAATTTTAAATGAGATTAACAGTAAAATTAATTAGCAAACAAGAAGAATTTATAGTTAATGATGAATCAGGAAAAACATTAGATGATTATTTTACAGAACTGATTGATAATAGTTCACCATTCATCAAGATAGGAAATCGTATTTTACAAAAAGCCACGATTGAATACATTAATGCAGAATAGGAGTGATGGATATGGCTATTGAACAAATCAAAGAAACAGATACGCTGAATCAAGGTCGAATTAAAATTAATGCGATTTTAGATCAATCAAACGCTTCAACTGAAAAAGTAGATGCTTATCAAGAAGAATTAAAAAATGGTATTAATGATGCGAAGAAAATAGCTGATACTGCAGGTAAAGAAGCTATTAGAATTGCAGAAGAAGCAGGGAATCAAGCGAATGAAACGGCGAATCAAGCAATGGCAAATTCACAAACAGCCATTAATACGTCAAACCAAGCTGTTTCCACTGCAAATAATAATAAACAAGAATTTGATGCATTAAGAAACGATTTTGATAAGTTAGTCGGTGAAGCAGGTGATAGCAATCCAGAAATTGTGCAAGCGAGAACAGACACTCAAGGAGTCACACGAACAACGTTAGCAGCACGCTTACAATCTGATTTTAATGATCGAATGACTAAAACAGAAGGCGTTTCACTACTTTCTGGTATAACTAATGTGAAAGTTCCTATGGATTTTAACGGTAAAACAGCTGGAAATACAGCGACAAATGCAAATAAATATTTCACAGATGTGACAGCAAAATCATTAAAAAAACCAAAAGATACATGGAATGAAGTGTCTCAAACTGACTACAATAAATTAGTTAGTAGAAACGATTCAGGAGTTAGTAGCGGTTCAACACAAAATGGTATTATTCCTCAACAGCTAGGGGAATTCAATGCATTAGAGGCTGCTAAGCGCTTAGTTCCTCAATTGTTTAAAGATTTGAATTTAGATGAATCTGTTAAATTATTAAAAAATAATTTTGTTTCTTTTACTATTAGTGAGCGAGTAAAGGCTTCTTCCCCCAATAATAAAACAATAAAAGTTTCTACTTATATTGAGTCAACAGATTCTTGGTCCACTCAAATCCAAGAACCTGTTGACGAATATAAAGATTTATCAATTCAAGTTACTGATAATAATTTCATAACAAGTGATGGAATTATTTATATCATTAATTACACGGATCCGAGTAATGGAGTTACTACTTCAACGCTTGATGTAGATTATGTATCCATACAATTTGAAATTAGTATTGATGCTCAATCTGTTTTAGAAAAAAGTGGATTTATTAAAGAAAAAAGATTAAATGAACATATTGAAGATAATAGTAATCCTCATAAAGTGACGTCTGCGCAAGTAGGTTTGGGAAATGTTGACAATTATAACACGGCAACACAATCATCCGCAGAAAAAGGCGAATCAAATACTGAATTCATGACACCTTTCACAACGAAAAAATACTATTTAAATGAGACCAAAACACATCGTCAAAGATGGAAGGAAGGGTTGAATTGGATTGCCCATCGAGGAAACAATACAGAATATCCAGAAAACTCCATTCCAGCATTTAAAACGGTTCGACGTCATTGGGGTATCGAAACGGATATTCAGGTCACAAGCGATGGTCAGTGGGTTGTCATGCATGATGAAACAGTGGACCGCACAACAAATGGCACTGGTAAAGTTTCATCAATGACATTATCGCAATTTAGAAATTTAAGAATTGATGCTGGTGCTAATGTTTCTAAGTTATCAGATGAAGAGAGAATACCACCGACACTTGATGACTACTTATCAATTTGCAAACAAATTAATAAGGTACCTATTATAGAAATAAAAAACAACGAGTATAGTACTGCTAATTATGCGTTATTGAAAGATACATTGAATCTATATGGATTTGATGAATTTAATTGCGTAATAGGTTCTTTCTCATATGCGGTTTTAAATGTAATTAGATCTATGTACCCAAATATGGAGCTTCATTATTTTGTTAATGAGATAAATACGAATGTAATAAATGAATTAAAAAACCTATCAATTCCAGCAGTATGTAGTTGCATTTTTAACAATGCTAGTGTCAATTCTACAAATGTTAAAAATCTTCATTCTTTAGGCATGAAGATAGGTACTTGGACAGTTCCAGAAAACAAGTTTGCAGATATGACTAAATTAGGTATAGACTATATCACCACCAATTCATTATCTGGAAATCAAAAATACGCTAAGTTGAGTTATCAAAACGGATTTGTTGATAATCAAGGTATTACTGATGCTAGTTATGTTGAAGAATTAGTAGGGGGCGGAATCCATATTAACTTTAATGTTGAAAAGGGTGGTAATACTCAAAACACTGTTATAGCAAACCTGCCTGACTGGGCTATTCCTTTGAAAAGCCAATATTCACAATGCGGAATACGTACTTCTAGCGGCGTGGCGTTAGGAACGTTTGATATTAGAGGTAGAACAGCACCTACTGGAGTTGTTGCAGGAACTTTGTCTGTGGGGCTAAACTGGAGCGGTCGATCAAGTTGGGCAGCAGGATCAACTGTATATGCAGTATAAGTCCAAATCAATTAAAGTAAAATCAAAATTTAATTTAAATATTTATAAGAGACCGTTTAGCAAAAGCTAGGCGGTTTTTATTATTGGAAGGGGGAAAATATGGTGATTATTGATAATCAAGCGTTGATACTAGAATTCAAGAATATGATTTCTAACGGTTTTATTCAGGTGTTTGTCTGGATTGTGTTAGGGGATATCTTAACAGGATTATGTAAAGGTATTTTCATTAAGGAAGGAAATAGCACAAAAGGATTGCTAGGATTAGTAAAACATTTATTAGTGGTCTGCTTAATAAGCGTTGCTTATCCATACTTGAAAATCATGGGTCTAGAATCAATCGCTACTGGATTTGTCTTATTTTATATAGCAGTGTATGGCATTTCCATTATTGAAAACTTAGGGCAGTTAGGCGTTCCCTTTCCTTCATGGGTTAAGGAACATTTAAGTAAATTAAAAGATGAAAATGATAAAGGTGGTGAACCTAAAGATGGTGCAAGTGATTAATCAATCTGTTTGCAGTGGGATTGCTGGGAGACGTCCTAATGCAACGCCAAAAGGTGTTGTCATTCATAATGATGCCGGAAGTATTTATGCGACCGCTGCACAGTATGTTAATGCCTTGGCTGTAATGTCTCCTACACAACTGGCGAATGGTTTTGCTCATTATTATATTGATCGAAATACAATTGCACGTGTAGAAGATACATTCAATGCAGCATGGCACACAGCGAATCCAGAGGGGAATTTGAACTATGTTGGCTATGAAGTATGTCAATCAATGGGTGCTAGCGATGCCGATTTTTTAGCTAATGAACAAATGACATTTAAACAAGTTGCTGAAGATATGAAGTTTTGGGGAATGTACCCTAATAGAGATACTGTAAGATTACACAAAGAATTTGTTCCTACGGCATGTCCTCACCGTTCCTGGGAATTGCATGGAAAAGAAACAAATGCTGTAAAAGACTATTTTATTAGCCAAATAAAAAAATATATGAGCAATCCAAACGAAGGCAATGGCGATTCAAATAATAACAATCAAAATAATATAAAAGGTGGAGAAACGACTATGCAATGTTTATACGAAAGACCAATTAATTCAAAAACAGGTAAACTAGAATGGAATGGAGATGCTTGGACAGTAATGTTTTGTAACGGAGTTAACACAAGACGTGTCTCTCATCCAGATGAAATGAAAGTCATTGAGGACTTATACAAGAAAAACAATGGCAAAGATATTCCTTTCTATGGACAAGATAAATGGAACAAAAATGCGCCTTGGTATAATCGCTTAGAAGCTATGTTTCCAGTCGTAAAATAATTTGAAGAGCTTGGGAATAATATCCCAAGCTCTAATACATATATTAATTCAATATTTTATCTTTAAAATATGGAATAAGCTTTCTTTCTGACTTGATTTTTGTTTTATTTATGTTGCCATATCTGCCATTGTACTTTAATGAAATATTTCCGTCACCATAACCTGTAGAAGCCTTTAATTCGTAATTTGGTATATTTTCGCTTTCAAGGTAGGCTATTTTAAAAACATCACCAGGTTCTAAAGACTTTTTAATTCCAGTTGATTTGTATTTAGGTGAGTTGTCTTTTTCCATAGATTCAAATTTTAAAATTTCAATAGTCATTGGAATTTCTAAAGAAGAAACTAAAACTACTTTATTTGGTTCTTTGTCTAGATTTACTTCATCGACTATGTTATTACTATAAGGTTCGTCTTTAGAAACAAAAGGGTAAAACTCTACTGAGATATCTTCATAGTATGTTTTGTTCAAACAGAAACCTAATACGATGATAGTAAATGATATGGCTACTTTAACCACTTTCGAAATAGAATTGTTATGTTTTTTGTACCAGCTTGTAAACTTATTTGTAGTTACCTTTATTTTCGTTAACATAAAATCATCCTTTTTAAACAATTATTAATTATAGGATGTATTCTGACCTTTAAAATTCAATTTTATCTTTAATTAATTTATCAAAATACTTCACTAACAATTCAGCTTTGCCCAGACCGATATTTTCAATAGCAGTTTTTCCACTTCTGATTTTGTCGATGTATTGCGTGCTGATTCCAGTTTCTTTTGCAATACGATAGCTCGTTAAATCCATGTCTATTAATTTTTCGATTTTTTCAGTGTAAGTCATTTAATCAACTACTTTCTTTTGCTTAATATGCCTACAATTAACAAGATTACCAAGTAAGTAATCCAGTTAATCACATTGAAAACTGTAAGTCCTAAACCAACTAATACAACAGCAAGTAATGTTAATCCGTAAGCTTTATTTTTCATATTATTCATGCTAGAATTAATTTATAGAAAGGGAGCCTTAGCTCCCAATCATTATTCTTATTTGTCGTCGTTATCGTCTTTTAAAAGTTCTTTTACAATTTTTGCGGATTGGAGAACTCCTAGGACGATTGCGACGGCTTTTCCTATATCGTCTAGCACATGTTTCACCTCCTTAACTATATTCATATTATACAACTGTAGTTGTATAAAGTCAATAGTTATCTTAAAAAGATTTGAATTTTAACGATTCTTTCTTGAAAAAACAAACTTATGTTCGTATAATGTTTTCGATAGGAGAGTGTATCAGATGGTGAGACGAACTAAAAAAGAGTTTAAACCTTACAATGATTATGTTGACAGGCCATTTGAACTAAAGTGGCCAACGGCGTTTCCGTTAGGCGAATTAACTGAAGCAATAAAGAGCACTGATGAATATCACGCTCGAAATATTGAGAGACTACCACAACAATCCCAAAACCAAATAGAATATTTTTTAGACCGCTCAATTAAACATAATAAGGTACTAGAGATTCAATTGAATTCGTTAGATGAATATGACCGTGTGAAACCACATGTTTTTGGTGTTTTTCGTGGAATGGCTGAGTTTGATGTTGTTCTAATTGGTGAACAAGAAATCGATTTTTACGACATAAGACATATTCAGATTCATAACTTCACGAAATGGAGTGAAGAGCATGTGACTGAAGAAAATCCATTCGACGAAGAACAAGAACGCTGCGAAACAATAGATGAATTCGTAGATGAATATTTTGATGATGAATGGATAGAATAATAAAACCCCAACTCTTATCTTGAGTTGGGGTTTTATTTTATGCAAGTATCAAAGATTTTCGGACAAGTATTTTATCAATTACTAATTGCTTTCGTTTGTTTTGATGGCCAAAAACGGCGAGCTCAGTTCCTTCAACAGTCATTAATAATAAATTTGCTAGCTCTTGCTTTGAGACAATACAATTGACAGTCTCATTATGCGTGACTAAAGAAAACCTAACTAGCATTTTTGGGTACATGCTTAGCATTCTAATCTTTTCAACTACTCCTACATAATTAGTTTTCATTATATCGCCCTCCTGATAATACAATTATACCGAATGTACGTTCGTGTTGTCTATCGTTTTACACAACTGTAATATTTTGGGAGGAAGGGGCAAAAAAGGGGCAAAAGTTGTAAAAGGTTGTAAAAAATTATATGGTATTAAATTATAATATTATTGATTTACTAGTGTTTTTACAAGGTTATAAATAGTCGTAAAATACGCTTGAAAGACTAAGCAAGTGCCGCCATGTGTCTGATTGAATAAGGAACGTATCAAGGCTGAGAAGCCTTTTTTATTTTATCTAAAATTAAAAAGACAGGAAAGTTGGTCGCTTCCCTGTCTTTTTTTGTGGATTCAAGATAACACAGCAGCTGCTAAGGCTTGTTGAATAGCAACAATATCTTTATCTTTTCTAAATTGAAGACTTACTGAAGGTAACTCAGCACTTGAAATCCATATCTTTAGTTCTGCATCTAGGTCGAAATGTCCACTAGTTTCAACAGAAAAGCGTGAAATAGATTTGTAGGGAATCGATTTATAATCAACTTTTTTACCTGTAATTCCTTGTTTATCGACTAAAATTAAGCGTTTATCTGTAAAGACAATTAAATCTCTTACTAAAGTGAAGGCCATATCTACTTTTTCGTTAGGGATTAAAACATCCCGTAATTCTTTTTCAGCTGTTTCATTGTTATTTTGTGTTGCATTCCCTAATAATCCATCAAATAATCCCAT